AATTGCTAGATATATCGTATGTGGTCCAACACAAATCTCTGATTTGTTAAACACTACAGAAATTAAATCTAGTGATTTTAATACCGTTAAAGCATTAGCTCAAGGACAAGTGGATTCATTCTTAGGATTTAAATTCATTACGTCTAACAGACTAAAACTTGACGCAACTAACACTGATGACAGACTGGCTTATGCCTTTACTCAAGATTCTATTAAATTAGCTATTGGTAAAGATGTAATGAGTAAAATTGAAGAAAGAGCTGACAAGAATTACAGCACTCAAGTTTACTACTGTATGTCTGTTGGTGCAACTCGGATGGAAGAAGAAAAAGTATTTCAAATTCCATGCCACGAAGCATAGAAAGGAAGGTAAATTATGGGTACTAAGAATTCTGATTTAGTAGCTAACTTTGAATCTGTACCACAGGTTCGAAATAGTGCTGGACTTCTACATGGCGTGGTTCGTGTAGCACAAGGCACAATAGCACTTGCTACTGGTGACAGTGATGACAATGATATTGTTATGCTAGCACCAATACCAAGTAACGCTGTTGTATCTCAACTTTTCGTAGGTTCAGATACATTAGGCGGATCGTGTACATTCAATGTTGGAATTTACACATCTGATGGTGCGGTAAAAGACGAAGATGTATTTGCAAGTGCAGTAGCTGACGCTGGTGCAATGGCAGATGTTCGTTTTGAAGCGGCAAACATCAACACAGCTGGGCAGAAAATGCACGAGCTGGCTGGAGACACTGTTGATCCAGGTGGATATTACTATGTAGCTGCAACTATGCAAGCTGCGGGTGGTACTGCTGGTGATATGTCTTTCAACATTTTATATGTTGTTAACTAAGCACTAAAAACTTTGAGGGCAGTCGTTATGCGGCTGTCCTCAATTTAATAAAATATTTACAAGGAAACATTATGGCAAAACAAGGCTTATACGCAAATATCAATGCTAGAAAAAAAGCTGGCACTTCAAGATCAAAATCAAAATCAACTATTACATCCAAAGCATACGCAAATATGCAAGCTGGATTTCCAAAAAAGAAAAAAACATTAGTTGGGTAAATGGCTCGTAAAGAACATCAAAATCCATCAGGTGGTTTAAACGCAGCTGGTAGAAAACATTTTGGAGTTAAAGCCCCAGTAAGCTCAGGCAAAAATCCTAGACGTATATCTTTTGCTGCACGTTTTGCTGGTATGAAGGGCCCGATGAAAGATGAATCAGGTAAACCCACAAGAAAAGCCTTGGCCTTAAAAAAATGGGGTTTTGGATCAGTAGAAGCTGCAAGAAGCTTTGCTAACAATAATAAAAAGAAAAAAACATTAGTAGGATAATATGACATCAGTAGTAGAAATTTGTAACTCAGCATTAAATATGTTGGGAGCATCTAACATTACAGCTATCACAGAAGATAGTAAAAATGCTAGATTATGTAACCAAAGATATGAACCTATCAGAGATGCAGTCTTTAGAACGCACTCATGGAATTGTTTAATCAGCAGATCACAACTAGCAGCTGATACTGAAGTTCCAGCATTTGAATATGCCAAGCAATATACTTTGCCTGTAGATTGTTTACGAGTTTTAAAAATAGGCAGTCATGCAGACGGCTCATCTTCTGATTTAGATAATGGTCAAACTTTTAAAGTTGAAGGACGTAAAATTATAACTGATGAACCAGAGATGTTTTTAACATATATAGCTATAAAAAGTGATCCTAATACTTATGATACTCTGTTAATTGAAACGATTGCTGCAAGATTAGCAGCAGAAATATCTTATGCAATTACACAATCTGTATCGTTATCATCCACCCTTGAAGATTTATATCAAATAAAATTAAAAGAAGCACGATTTACTGATGCCACTGAAGGCACCCCAAGCGTAATTGATTCCAGCACATTTATAAATTCGAGGTACTAATGGCCAAAGAAAAAATTGCATTTACCAACTTTACAGCTGGTGAATTATCTCCACGATTAGATGGACGCACAGATTTAGAAAAATATTTTACTGGTTGTAAAACTTTAGAAAATATGACGATACACCCTCACGGTGGATCTACTCGTAGACCTGGTACTTATTTTGGATTAGAAGCAAAACAAAGTTCAGCAAAAACAAGATTGATACCTTTTGAGTTTTCTACGACACAAACTTACATCATGGAGTTTGGTAACAATTATATTCGTTTTTTTAAAGATAATGGCATCATCACTACAGCTGATGTTAATATTTCTGCTATTACCAAAGCGTCCCCTGGTGTTGTAACTACATCTGCTTCTCATAATCTAACTGCTGGTGATTATGTAATCATACAAAATGTAGTTGGCATGACAGAACTTAATGGCCGTCAATTTAAAGTTGGTACCGTTCCTTCTGCTACTACCTTTCAGTTAAAAGATATGGAAGGTAATAATTTTAATACTTCTGCATTAACAACTTATGCATCGGCTGGAATTGTAGCTGAGATTTATGAAGTTGCTACTACTTACAGTACTGCTGATTTATTTGAAATTAAATATGCACAATCAGCTGACATTATGTATTTTGTGCATCCATCATATCCAATTAAAAAATTAAGCAGAACTGGACACACCTCATGGACTTTGGCAGACGTTGATATTTTCTCAGGACCAAGTGATGATATTAGTGGAGTAACTAAAGCTAATCCAGGCGTAGTCACAACAGACAAAAATCATGGTTTAATTACAGGAGATAAAATTAAAATTACTGGTGTCGAAGGTATGACACAATTAAATGATCAAATTTTTACTGTAGGTGTTATTCCTAACACATCTACTATCACAGGAGTAACTAAAGCTAATCCAGGAGTAGTCACAACCTCAGCTGCACACGGATTAGTAGCTGGTGATCAAATCACTATTACTGATGTTAAAGGTATGACACAACTTAACGGTAATATCTTTACTGTTGGTACCGTCCCCTCCACTACTACATTTCAACTACAAGATTCTGCTGGAGTTAATTTAGATACATCTGCTTATACAACTTATGCATCTGTTGGTACCATTAATGGTCCTGATACTTCATTTGAGTTACAAGATGCTTCAGGTACAAATCTTGATACGTCTGCTTATGGTACCTATAGTGCTGCTGGTACTATTACGTTACTCAATGGAAACATTTTAAATAATGGCACTGGCAGTTATCCTAGTTCTGTTTCTTTCTTTGAACAAAGATTAGTGTTTGGTGGCACCAATAATGATCCGCAAACATTATGGTTTAGTAAAGGTGCAAGTTATGAAAATTTTGCCGTTGGCACTGATGCAGCTGATGCCATGGTATATACCATTGCATCCAATCAGGTAAATGTTATTAGATATTTATCAGCAAAACACGATCTAATCATAGGCACTGTGGGTGGTGAATTTATAGCTACAAGTGGTAGTATTAATGAGCCTATTACTCCTACTAATATACAAATTGTAAAACAAACGAATTACGGGGCTGCTAACTTAGATGCCTTACAAGTTGAAAACGTATCTTTATTTTTACAACGAGCAAAACGTAAAATTAGAGAAATGGTTTATAGTTTTGATGTAGAAAGTTATGTTGCTCCTGACATGACACTTTTAGCTGAACACATTACAGCTGGCGGTGTTACACAAATGTCTTATCAACAAGAACCTGACTCTATTATTTGGGCTATTCGTAATGATGGTCAGTTATTAGGACTAACTTATCAAAGAAACGAAAATGTTATTGGATGGCACCGTCATATTGTTGGTGGACAACATAATACGGGGAAAACTATTGCTCATTATTTTGACAGCTTTACTGCTAACTCTAGCACAGTAAGCACGACTAATAATACAATTACAGTAGCAAGTCATGGTCATAGCACTGGTGATCCAATTTATTATTATGGACCTACGAATGTAATCGGTGGTTTAAGTAATGGTTTATTATATTTTGCTATTCGATCTGATGCGAATACTTTGAAGCTTGCAACGTCAGCAGCCAATGCAACTGCTGGAACAGCTATAGCATTAACTACAGCTCCAGCAAGCAATACAACACAATTTATATATAAAGGTGTCAATGTATTTACAAATATAATTTATGCAGCTAATCACGGTTTAGCTACGGGTGATCATTTTTATTATAAAGCTACTGGCACTGCTATAGGTGGCTTAGTTTCAGGAACAAAATATTTTATAAAACGTATTGATGATAATCAATTTAAAGTATCGTCAGATAGTTTAATCAAAACATTTGTTTCATTAACTTCATCTAATACATCAGCTACTACCGATTTAATATTGCAAGATGCTAAAGTAGAATCAATTGCAGTAATTCCATCAGATGATGGTGAATATCAATTATGGATGATTTGTAATAGATTTATTAATGGTGTGACTAGAAGATTTGTTGAATATCTAACACCATTTAATTATGGCATAACACAAGACGATGCGTTCTATGTCGATGCTGGATTGACTTATGATAGTATTCCAACATCAACATTGACTGGCTTACATCACTTAGAAGGTGAAACCGTTACTATTTTAGCTGATGGTGCAACTCACCCAACTAAAGTTGTAACCAATGGTAATATTACTTTGGACCGTAATGCTAGCAAAGTGCACGTTGGTTTAGGATATACGTCTATTTTGCAAACATTACGAGTAGAAGGTGGAGCTCAACAAGGGGTAGCACAATCAAGAATTAAAAGAATTAATGAAGTAACATTAAGATTGTATAAAACTTTAGGTATAGAGGTTGGTGGTTCATTAAATGATATGGAAACTATCCCTTTTCGATCTAGTGCTGCTTTGATGGGCGTGCCAGTAAATTTATTTACTGGAGATAAAACTATTGAGTTCAGAGATGATTATAATACGGATGGTCATGTGGTCATAAGACAACAACAGCCATTACCAGTAACTATTTTAGCAATTTATCCTGAAGTTACAACTTATGAAGGATAACATAAAAGTTATTCCGTTTGTAACGGAGCATGCAAAATATATTACGCAAACAAAAATGAACGCTGATATTTTAAATGTTAAAGAAAGATTTTTAAAATCTTTAGAAGAATTACAAACACCTGACACTAGCTGGACTGCGGTTGATAGTAACAATCAAGTTATTGCAGCTGGTGGCATGATAGAAATATGGGATTATGTTTATGAAGGTTGGGTCATGGCCACAGCTGACATACATAATTATCCGATTGCTATTCCAAAGTTAATTAAAAAAACTTTTAATAATACAATGGTGCAATACCAAGTACAAAGATTACAAACAACTGTCAAAGCCGACTATGCAACTGGACATCGTTTTGCAAAATGGTTGGGATTAGAAAATGAGGGACTAATGATTAAATATATTGATGGACAAGATTATGTTCGTTATGCGAGGACGTATTAATGGCTGAAGCAATTATCGGTTCAGCTATTATTGGAGCTGCGGGATCTATTTCTGCGGGCCGTGCAGCTGAAAGTGAAGGTAAATATAACCGTTCAGTAGAACAGCGTAATGCTGATGCGGCTGAAAAACGAGCTGCACAAGCAATTCGTAAAGGTGAATATAACGTCAAACAATTCAACAAAGACTTTGACTCTTTACAATCTCAAACTGAAATGAAGTTTTTAAAAGCTGGTGTGGCTATGGAAGGCACTGTGCTTGAGGTTTTAGAAAACAATTATCGTGAAGCTGAGTTAGAAAAAGCCAACATTAGATACAATGCTAAAGTTGATGAAGCTGATGAAAATGAATTAGCGGTAATAGCTAGGATGCGTGGTGATGCAGCGTATGCTCGTGGTAAAAATGCAAAACGTGCATCTTATTTTAATGCTGGCTCTACATTACTGGGTGGCATTGGCAAGGCAAAAATATAATGGTTAAAATTCCTACATTTAAATCTGAATCACAAATTGGTTCAGGGCAAAGAATTAATTTGCCACAATCTAGTTTCGGTGGTGCACAAGTTGGTAACGCTATTGCTAATTTTGGTAATACAGCTATGAATGTTGCTGATAAATTTTTAACAATCCAACGAGATAAAGATTTAGTTAAATATAAAGATGAGTGGTTTAAAGGTGATGAAGATAATGATGGTTTCAATGCCATTACTATTAATCGTAGTGCTGATAATAATTTGCAAGAAGGCTTACTTAATTACGACACCCAAACTAATGACTGGACCACTAAAGTATCTAAAAAAATAACTGACAAAGCTGTACAAAGAAAATTTGATCTATGGGCTAGCACCCAAACTATGGGTACTAGAATAAATGTAGATCAGTCTATCCGTAAAAATTCAAAACAAATTTATGCTGAAAATATAAAAACAGACGTAAATCAAATTATGAATACTTATCTTACTGCCTTTCAAGACAACAATACTTTACTTATGACGCAAGCTAAAGATGAATTGTTTGGCACAGACACAGAGCTAGGTATTTACGGAAGAATGTTCCGTGATGATATGGTCCCAACTAATGTGACCAAAGAGTTACTTGATCGTGGCTTACAAACAACATTACTAGAATTAGAAGCAAAAACTTTAATTGAACAAGATCCAGGACGTTTTATAGCATTGGATAACGATAACTATTTTGATTTTATTGATGCTAACAAATTGTCTGATTTTAAAATAAAAGCTAAAGCAGCATACACTAGTAACACTATTGTCAGTTTATTGGATTACATGCCCCTGGACTTAGAAAGATCAGATGCCGATACTGAGCTACTATTTTCAGAAGCTAACAAAGGTACGTTTGGTGGTAATGAAAATTTACAAGCACAATTTAAATCACTGGATGCAGAAGGTCAGTTACAATTTAGAAATACTTTGGGATCAAGACGGCAGCAGATAAAAGCTGAAATAACCTGGGGCAGACAAAATTCACAATTTCAAGAAAATGTAGCTAATGAAGAAGTTTATATGGATGCTTATCAAGGCATATTTGACGGCTCTGTTGGTATCAATGACTTGGATGCTATGCCGTGGCAAGGTAAAACAGGTAATGAAATGAAAGATCAGTTAAAAAATTTAGTTGTACTTCGTATTGCTGGTGAGTTGCCGACTGATAATGGTTTGGAACAATATAACAAAATTTTTGATAAAGTAGTAAAGAAAAACATTTTATCTACGACTGAACCATTTTTATTACCAGGTGAAACTGAAGCTAAAAGTATTATTCAACGTACTGGCGGTTTAGATGGTTTAGGTTTTAATCAGTTTCAAAACTTATCTACCTTAATGACTAAAACCAACAACAGTGATTTAGTATTTCAAGAAAAACAATTTCAAGCATTTATAACAGCTTATGGAGATCAAATTATAGGTTCTCCAGCATTTGCTAAATATAATGTCAAAGGCAAAGGCCGCCAGTTTCAATTTAATTTAGTTATGCGTACTGCTTTTGAAAACGGAATTAAGGAAGGCTTTGCTCCAATTGATTTATTGTCTGAAACAAGCCCTAATTTTATTGGAAAAAATATAGACAAGTTTATACCTTCAAGCTCACAGCTCATGTCAGAAATTGCAGAATCAGCAAAAGGTAGTGAGGAAGGATCTGAAATACCACTAAATATAAAATCATGGTTAGAGCAAGCACCCCAAAAACCACCAGGCATGTCAAAAGCTGAGTGGGAAAAATCTACTGAATACAAGGCATGGAAAAAGCTAGAACCAGCAAGTTAAACTATGACTTCATTATTAAAAGAAATAAATGAGATGCAAGCCACGGGCTTTAGCCAGGGAGAAATTGATAATTTTTCAGCAACTAAAAGAGCAGAACTAAAAGCCCAGGGTTATACAGACAATGAGATTCTAGCTGAGTTTGGTGTTAAAAAAACTCCAAATACAGATCAAGAAGCATATTGGGCCAACGTGTCCAAACTATCTTATTCAGAACAGGCTACCCGAAATCTTACTGATAAAATTAAAAGTGATAATGATTTTATACCTGAATTAGAATATGGCATTGGTGGTCCAAGACCTACATCAGAAACTCAATTAATGATTGATGATTATGTAAACAACTCTAGCTCTGATGAAAATGATTTTGAACTGAAGAGATATTTTTCAAGAGGATTAGACGGTTCTACTATTAATCTAATGAAAAATTATTACACGACTGGTGAAGTGCCTGATGTTTATAAAAATCCTGATTTAACTAATCCAAGCACCATAGAACGAGTTACACAATCACTCGGTCAAATACTAGCTGATTCACCTATTTATATTGGTGCTGGTGGCCTAACTACGGTTGGAACTGGTAGCCCTATAGCTGGTGGATTTGCAGCTGGATTTGTAAATGGAGCTTTACGAGAAAGCTACTTAGAAGCTTTGGATCGTG